TTAGATGGCCACTGCCTTGGTCTAAAATAAAAAATAATCTATTGGAACTAAAAGATATCGCACCTGTCAATGTATTGTTCCGTATAAACCATACCTTAAACCCATTTAATATCTATTACTATGATAGATTAGAATACTGGATCGACACAGAATTTTCTACAAACAGATTAGGTGATCCAACAGAGATAAACATACATCCGTGTTGGGGTGATTGGGCGTTAGATCGGACCCCGTTAAATCTCAGGGAAGAAATCTATAAAAAATATCAAGATCATATCGTAACGAGATTATTAAAAAATTCTAAACAACAACATCACGATACCATACTAAAATTTACTGATATTTGGGATCCTATTCGAAAGAACAGTTGGCAAACGACATTTCCAGAGATCGTTAGATACTTTCTTTAATCAGTTCGTAAAATTCAGGAAGATAATCTTTAATTGAAATTTTCTTTAATTTGTCTTGTTCTTGTATCTCTAGTAGAAAACGAGAAAAATTTGCATCATCTTTAACACTATGTTGTCTGAATAATTCTTGTTTTAAGTCCAATTTAATTTTTTCTGGCAATGCATCAAGTGAAAAATATTCAGGATAACTAACAATATTATAATTGTATCTCAATCCCTGTTGATTAAACCATTCAACAGTTTCATCATAATAAAATATGTTCAGATTACTTATGGTATAACTTACAAATAAATCTATATTGAGTGATTTAAAAAAATCAATATTTTCTAACAAAATATTCCATTTGAGTGGAAATCTCATGTATTCAAATCGCTTTTCTATTCCGTCGATACTCAAACAAACGTTTAAATTTTTAAATCGTCCCAGGATATTTTGTTGTTTTTGGCTAAGTTCTATTGACCCATTTGACACTAAAGAAATATGACAATCGGTATTACCTATAGAAACCATGTGTTCTAATATATCAAAATTTTTCTTTTCAAATAACGGCTCCCCACCAACAAAAGATAACATAACTAAGTCTTTATATGGGATTGTGTCAAGTTGATCCTGGTTAATAATTTCAAATGTTTTAACTTTTTTAAGTGTTGCCCAAGCACTGCTAGCATTTGGCCCGCAGGTAACACAGGTGCTGTTACATAAATTTGATGTATATAATTTAAGAATCTGTAGTGAATAATTCCCGTCTTGGCAATCTTTTTCAATAAATCGAATGTCTCGATTGGTATAGAAATCAAAAGCGGAGTTTTTTAATTGTCTATCACTTGTTTTACCTTGATCTTCTAAGGTCCAACATTTTTGACAGTTAGAAGGACGTTGCCCAGCGAGCATTTCTGTTTGTAATTGTTTTATGTTTGTATCTTTTGGTAATAGACAACAAGGAGTAGAGAATCCCGATAGTGTATATTCAGCACCAAAGAAAGGTAATACGCAAAAATAATCATTCATTGTAATCATATTTAATCCATGCTATACTATATTAAATTAATTCCTATTCTTCGATAAATATACTAAATTGGAGTCTAAACTGTGCAGAAACGCACCCGTAGCATACTTACAGAGCTTGACGAATTACTCACGCACAAGGACAAGGATAATCTCCTAGAATCACGTGCTAATAACATCATCAATGGTGCTATTAACCTAATCCGTTATATCCGTGAAAACTATGAAGCCGAGCAAGCTCTTGAGCTTGAGCGCCGCCTTCTTAATGCTATCAAGGGTCAAGATCCTAGTAAATTCTCCCGAGGTATTAGGAAGATCAAAGATGAAGATCAATGAAATATTAGCAGAAGGATTGAGTACTGGTTTATTAAAAACTGGTGCGGCAATAAGTCAATACTTTGATCCTGCACTGGCATCTAAATTAGAATATGCCCTAGCTCATGCTAAGCCTGCTGCACCTTCGGAACAACTAAAACAATTATCAAATGAATTAGCTAGTCGAGCTAAAAACAATCAAAATAGAATTTCCTCAGTGGAAATTTTTAAACAAACAAAAGATGTGTTTGGAAATACTTACACAACCCCACAAAGTCGTGTATCAGCAGTCAAATCGATAATACAAGATCTACAACGTCGAGGAGTTTTAATAACAGATCAACCGGCACCAAGTAGAATTTATGCTCCAAATCCAAAATATACCGCGCAACAAAACGATGTAGATCAACCTTATTACTTAGGCGGAAAACAATTAAATCCAAAAGATCCGGCTGACAAAGCAATTATTGATAAGATTAAAGCGCAACAAGGGATAGCATGAAACTATTTGAAATAAAAGGACAGACTCCTGGATTCTTGCTAACAGAAAGCAAGAATGTCCATCTCGAACATCTAGAAGACCTAATCTTTAATGCGGGATATGCTGGTGCTGAAGAAGCCTTAAATTACATAGACAGCCTACGTAACATGCTGGCAGAAGGCACAGGAACTACCACACAGCTAACAGTCAAATGGGATGGATCACCTGCGATCATCTGCGGCACAGATCCCGCAGACGGTAAGTTTTTCGTGGGCACTAAAGCTGTATTCTCTAAAGGAGAACCTAAACTCTGTAAGTCAGCTAGAAATATCCAACAATGGTATGGTGATCAACCTGAGCTAGCAGAAATATTAGCATCAGCATTAAAATATCTCAGCAAACTAAACATTGGTGGAGTAGTGCAGGGTGATCTTATGTTTACCCCTGGCAAAGTTTCCACAGTATCAGTCAATGATGAAGATTGCTACGTGTTTACTCCTAACACTATTACCTATGCCGTTCCGGTCAACAGTCAGTTAGGGCAACGTATCGCTGGTGCACAGTTAGGTATCATATTTCATACCACATACTCAGGAGCCGACACAGTGGGTGAGATGACTGCTAGCTTTGGTGTAAACGTCACAGGCTTTACACAGACCAAGGCAGTATGGTTTGATGATGCTACATATAAAGACTACACCGGTATAGCCAGCTTGACTCCCACAGAAGATAGTAAAATACAAAAATATTTGGCTGCAACTGCCAAGACCATGCAGAAGATAGGACCGCAACGTTTCGATATTATCCTACAAGATAAAGAATTTGCACGCATGATCAAGCCTTTTATCAACAAACAGATACGTGCTGGTAGCCATGCTATAGAACCCACGCAGTTCTTACAGGATTTTATTAATCATTATGAAAGTGAAATGATGAAAGGTATAGAAGAACTGTCAGGGGGGCCGCAGGGTCGTGCAGCACAGGGACGTATAGCTAAGATCAGAGCTAAAGAGCAGTGGATCGCTGACAACCAGAATAATCTAACTGGTATCCTAGCCACTTATAAGCGTGTGGTTGAGATGAAAGGCATGCTGTTACGCAAACTACAGCAGGTAGAAGGTATAGGAACATTCCAAAAAACCAATGATGGCTATAAGGTTACTAGCCCAGAAGGGTTTGTAGCCATAGGGCACAATGGCGGCGCTGTTAAGCTAGTAGATCGTTTACAGTTCAGTAGAACCAATTTTTTGTCAAAAGCATAAATAAAAGTATGCGCGAAAGCGTAAACATTTAAGGAGAAATAAAATGGCAACAATCACAAGAACAAACGGTGGCGCACGCCCAGCAGACGGTAGCTCAGCAGGTAATGCACAGATTACAGGCCGCACCCTTACGCACTACACAGTTACATCAGCAGGTTTAACAACTTACGGTAACGGTGTAAACATCAACTACTTAGCAGCTGGTTCAGACTATGAAAAACTAGTTTTAGCTATTGAGCAAGTTGGTTCTATCGAACTATTAGGCATTCCACTAAGTGGCAACCTATTCCACGTAGGTATCTCTGGTGCAGCTCCAAGCCCATCAACAGGTCCAACAAGCCTACAAGCGTATTGCAACACATACGTAAATGGTTCAGGTGTTTCAGGCGCTACAGTAGCAGCATTCGTATACTAATCTAAACAGTTAGTAAATGAACTTAAGAAAGGCACTTTTTAAGTGCCTTTTTTATTGGCTATAAATACTTCGTGGACACTCAACAATATCTCTATCAAGGATTTACTCTAGTAGACATAACTCCCACAGGAGTTGTAACATTCTCACAATCAAATGAGCTGAAACGTAATCAACAACGTAACTGGGAAACAGTCCAGCAGATCCTAAGCCTGCGCACACAACCTACTATCTTAGAAACGGACGATTTTACTGCTGATCTCAAAGACTATAATTTTGGTATTAACTATCAAGGACAGCACCACATCTGGACGTTTAAGTTTGGAGTCGAATATGCAGATATCTATCAGGCAGGCCCGGATAAGTTTGGTTTGGTTAAATATGATTTCCAGATCACACCAGTGATACTTGGACTGAAAGAAACAGCTCGACCTGAACTTGCAGTGTTTACCCCAAAAGGTCCATGGAATAACATATACTTTAAAAGTATCAAAATTTAGTTAAATATATTAGATGCTACAGGCATTCATTAAGGCACATATTAAGGCATACGTCAAGGCTCAGAGAAACAGCATCGCTTACATAGAGGAAGCGAGATGGCCAAACCATCAGAAATTGAAAAACAGAGTCTAGAAGCCCACGTTGAGATATGTGCCGTAAGGTACTCTAATTTGGAAACTAAACTACAAAATCTCGAACATCGTATGGACAAACTTGAAGGCTACTTAGTCAGCATCAAGGAAAGCCTAGACGAGAAACTAGAAGGCCGCGGCAAACAAAGTGTCAGCGTCCTAGTCAGCATCTTGGGTGTAATCCTAGCAGGACTCATTGGATTTATCGGACACGCCCTCTTCAAGTAACATAAATAGTTACATGAAGATCGTAGAACTTACAAATAAAATCTTATTAGCTATTACCAACGAAGAGCAAGAATTACTCGAGCAATTTGAAGGTGATACTCCTATTGCAAAAAGTCAATTGGGTGAGCGTGAGCAGGTATTAGCTCATAATCTCACAGTCAAGGATGTGTTGCTACGCACCAATAATGATGGCAAAATCTACTACAAAAAAATCATCAGATAGTTTTGATGTTGAAAAAATCCGCCGTTTTACACAGGAAGAACTAGCTAGATTAGCTGATAGTTCAAGTGATCTACCTTTTTGCTATCAGATAGGCACAGATGTCTTAGTTGGGCATTATCGGGTGGTAAAAATAGATGATCGATGCTGGCGTGTAACTGAAGCTAATCGGCAGTTATTTGATTTCTTTAATCGTAAAGATGCTATCTACTATTGCATAGCCCTACACAAACAACAGACACAGCTGGCCAAGGACATACGCGACAGCGACAGCCTGCTAAATCGATTAGAGTTCGATGCGGCGTTATATCGCTTACGCTATAAAAAAGCACAACAAATACAGGATTCGTGGGGTGAGGAATTCTATTCAGCACGTTATACACAAACTATGGATCGCATAGAACAAGTCAAGAAAGAATTAACGAAATCTTTAAACTTGGCTAAATATATTAAAGTCTAAATAGGAATTTGACCATGAAACTAGCAGAAATGTCAGTAAAATCAACACGTAAAATCAACAAACTGTTGGAAAGTCGTTTTGGTTTTGCTATTAACTACAGCAGCCTAACTGTTGAAAAAGCAGAAAAGCTCAGCGAAACTATCCAAGCAAATCTTGACAAGATCCGCCATAGTGTAAATCTACACACAGCCGAAACAAATCCACGTTATATGGAATTGTTAACAGTCCAAGAAGGTCTGACTACTTGGTTAGAAGAACATCGCCAACAACTTACAGAAGGTGAAGTTGGCAATGCAGAAGTATTATTAGCAGCTAAAGACATGGTAGATTCAGTCCAAGACGCTATTGAAAAAGTTGGTAAGATGCAGAATGAGCAACTACCACAATTACTTGATTCAATTCGTGATCAAATTGGCAGTGAGCAAGCAGAAGGCTTTAAGAACGCAGTAGGCACAACATTAGATACACTGATGCAAAATCTACAAACAGCACGCGAAGGTGTTGATAATGGTGTCCGTATATTATCTGGTGAACAAGTTGACAACCCAATGGCATTACCAGGTGATGCAGGTGCTGATCTAAGTGGTGGTGATGCAGGTCTTCCTCCAGCACCAGGTAGCGATCTAGACGCTGACGAAACTGATGGCTTTGGTGCTACAGATGCCGCAGTTGGTGGTGCAGAAGAACTCGGCCGCGAACGTAGATAATCGTGCGCTTAGATGAATTTATACACAGTCCAAAGAATACTCCAGAGTCGAATTTAACAACGGCTCTGGAACTTATTCGCAATCGCTACAAAGATAAACAACAACCCCCAAAAATCTCAACACAGAGCCTAATCAACTTGGTTTTAAACACAGACAAGACCTTTGATTATGATGCTCTAGTCGCCGCTAATGAAAATAATCCAGCACTTAAGAATCTAATTAAAAGCTACAATAAAGATTATGTAGAACTAATGCCAGCTGGTGAACTAGATGACACTGATGCTACAACTACTAATACTCCCACTGGTGATGCCACAACAGCACCTGTAGACACAGTATCAAACATGGCTAAGCGTGCGGCTAAAACACGCGGCGCTGCAATTTAATCAAAAACACTTGACAAGGCCTGATAAATACTTTAGTATTTTACTATACTATTGGAGTTTACATGGCTTATTCAGAAAAAGTTTTAGATCATTACGAGAATCCTCGTAACGTAGGTAGTTTGGACAAGAATAGTCCAGACGTGGGCACTGGTATGGTAGGCGCACCAGCCTGCGGTGACGTGATGAAACTACAGATTGAAGTGCATGAAGGAGTTATCACTGATGCCAAATTTAAAACGTATGGTTGTGGCAGTGCTATTGCTAGCTCTAGCCTTGTCACCGAGCTCCTCAAGGGCAAGACGCTGGATGAGGCTCAGACCATCAAAAACTCACATATCGCAGAAGAACTCGCGTTACCGCCCGTCAAGATACATTGCTCGGTACTTGCAGAAGATGCG